ACTTTGTTGATCCAATATTCACGGGATTAAAATATGTCCTATCTCTGTAAAATCTTTTTGTAAATTTTATACATTCATCAATATATAAAAATGATCTTATTTGATTTCCATCTCCCCAAATTTCTATAGAATCTTTTGCTTGTATAACTTTTCTGCATATGGCTGCTGGCGCTTTTTCTTTTCCACCATCATAAGTTCCTAAAGGACCAAACACATTGTGGTATCTTCCAATTTTATTTTTCATTCCATAATCTTTATTATAAGCCAAATAAAGTCTTTCACTAAAAAGTTTTTCCCATCCATACTCTGTATCTGGGGCTGCTGGATAAGCGGTATCTTCTTTTGTTTTAATATTTTTTGGATCTATTTGATTATATTCTGGATAAATGCATGCCGATGAGGAATAAAAAATTCCTTCTATTCCTATCTGTAGGGATCTTTGCAATATATTTAAGTTAATTAAAGAGGAGTTAGTTAATATAGATGCATCATGATCTTTGCTTATATATCCTATTCCACCCATATCTGCAGCAAGTTGATATACCTCATCAAATTTTTGATTTAAAACACTATCTACTACTTGCTTATCTCTTAAATCTCCAATAATAAAAATATCTGCATCTGACTTTGAAAATTCTGGGTACTTTATATCTACTGCTTTTACAATAAATCCCTCTTCTTTTAATGATGAAACAAGATGATTTCCAATAAATCCTCCACCACCAAAGACTATTGCAGTTTTCATAGCTTGTTGTTTTTGGCCCAATCTTCTTCAGATATTTGATTTCTTATTACAGAAATATAAGATGGGCCTTTTGTAAAAAACCAATGATCTGGTTCTGCAAAATGAAAAAAAATCATAGCAACGTTGTTATTTTCAGGATCTGGAAAATCTTCCCGCCAGTGTTCTTGTTCATTGCCGTAATAGGCCAATGCTTCATTTGGATTTAAGGTATATGGATTTCCTTCAACATATAAATCCCAAGATTTTTTTTGATATAAACACATATCTATAGTGTATGTGCATGCATTATCATCTTTGTGTTTATGAAGTCTTGCATTTATACCCTCATAATGAGAAAATAAAGCATATGTTGGCAATAGACTGTCACTATTAAATAATGAACGGGCAAGAGGGGTTATCATATATGCATAATTCTTTAATTCTTTAATTTGGCCATCTGCAACAATCCATCTCGAAAACCCTTCTTCATAGCTAAATGATTTTACATCATTAAACAATTTTCCAAGATTTAAAAAATCATTACTATTAAATAAGTCTTTTATTACTACAGGATTTTTATCTGTCATTACTCCCACCATCCAACTATAGCATATCTAGTTCCAGATATAACTGGGTGGACTATATGATTATAAACATAGTTTGATGGAAAAAATATTGCCTGATTTGCTTTTGGTTTTATTTTTAAGTTAAATCTAGGAAACTCAATCTCTCCACCCTCATAGCCATCATTTAAACAATAACTCATAGATATTGTTCTTTGAAATTGCTTTGAATCATCGTAATGATTAACAAAATGATTACTTTCTGTATATTTTAAAATTTGCCATCCTTCATTATTAGACCAGTGATGTGCAGAAAAATCATCTTTATATAAATCTAAAAATGGTAAGATGTTTTTATTTAAAAAACTATGAACTTCATATCTTGGGCCAAATTTATTAGATTCATCTAATGAGTCACATCCTGTTAAAGAAATTACTTGGCAATCTCTTGAAGACTTTTCAATTTCATGTTTTGAATTTTTAGTACCACCACTTTGAAAGGCTTGTCCCCAAGACAAAAATCCTAAAGATATTGATGTTTCAAGATCAAATATAAACTGATTTGGATTTTCTAAAATATTTTCAAAAGAAATTATTCCAGGAGCTAATTCTTTTTTTTCTATTTTTAAACTATTCATCATATAAGTATATCATTAGTCTCTAGAAAGTACTAAAGTATGGTGGGTAGTAGAAGTATGGCGAAGGAGCTACAGGTGTTGGAGTAGGTGCAGGAGCTACAGGTGTTGGAGTAGGTGCAGGAACAGGCGCTACAGGTGTAGGTGTAGGGGTTACAGGTGTAGGTGTAGGGGTTACAGGTGTAGGTGTAGGGGTTACAGGTGTAGGTGTAGGTGTTGGTGCTACATAATTATATAGAACAACAGAAACACTTGATCCAACTAAAACTTCTGTTCCAGGTAGCGGTGACTGGGACGCTACATAATCATCTTCTTCTACATTAGAAGTATCTGTATAAGAATAGCTCCATGTAAGACCAGCACTTGTTAGTAATGATTCAGAAGTAAACTTTGCTTGTCCTACAACAGTTGGGACTATAGTAGTTGTTGCTACAGGAGTTGGCGTAGGTGTTACAGGTGTTGGTGTAGGTGTTACAGGTGTAGGTGTTACAGGTGTTGGTGTAGGTGTTACAGGTGTTGGTGTAGGTGTTACAGGTGTTGGTGTAGGTGTTACAGGTGTTGGTGTAGGTGTACTAGTAACCGTAATAGTGTTTGAGAAAACTCCACTTCCAGGACCTCCATCATTAAAAGCAATAACAAAACAACGAACCTGTTGTCCAGAAAATCCTGAAACATTAAATGAAGAGCTATTTTCGCCTTGAGATTCCCATTCAGCTGAAGAATTATTAAATGCTTGCCAATCATAGTTATATCCTGTAGGAGAGTTAGTCCATGTTCCGTCTGTAGTAGTTGCTGTTGTTCCAGATTGGCTTACGACTGGCGCTAAGGTGTTAACTGGAACAGGCACTGCTACAGGTGTAGGTGTTGGAGTTACAGAAACTGTAATGGTGTTTGAAAGTGCTGCAGATCCAGAACCTGTACCATTAGAGGCAGTAACGTAGCATCTAACATTTTGTCCACCATATCCTGAAACACTTACTGAAGAAGAATCAGAACCAAAAGATTCCCACTCAGTTGAAGAACTGTTATATACCTGCCAAGCATAAACATATCCTGTAGGAGAGTTAGTCCATGTTCCTTCTGTAGTAGTTGCTGTTGTTCCTGATTGGCTTACGACTGGCGCTAAGGTGTTGACTGGAACAGACACTGCTACAGGTGTAGGTGTAGGGGTTGGTGTAGGTGTAGGGGTTGGTGTAGGGGTTGGTGTTGGTGTTGGAGAATTGCCTTCTGTATTTAAATACATTGCTACTATTTTCTTAAAATCTCCATCTGGTGGGGTATTTGCATCATATACTACTAACATATCTCCTTTAAGTGCAGATGGGTAATTATTTATCTGAGTTGAATCATTTCCAGCCAAGTTGCCAGAACTTGCTGTAAAAATATTTCTTAATCCTCCTGAGCGATAGGCATTTGTAGCAAGTGTGCTGGTTCCATCAGAGGCTGTAGTAGATAGCCCAGATATTTGTGCAGACTGAACTACTTCAACCTGTCTACCAGATCCACCTAAAAGAACTCTTAGTGGTGAGTCTGTTGCTCCAGAAACTGATTCTGTTTTTATTAAGTTTCGCCCGTTGCTTACTTGAGCCATTGTAAAATCAGTCCCATTATTGCTAATTAAACTATAGTCTCCTACTTGAATTCTTCCTGTACCGCTTGAAATTATTCCCGTAGCATCAATAGTCCAACCATTAGTTATGCTTCCTGCACTAAATGTTCCAAACCCTCCACCTGTTGCTTTTATTGTTCCTGTAATCTCTGCATTTGTTGCAAATACTTTACCTTCAAGATCTACTCTAAATGGCGCTGTGCCATCAGGACCATCGCTTCCAGACCAAAATACATCATCTGTAGCAACAGTTGGGCTATTAATTCCTGCTGTTTGATTAGCAATATCGTCATTTGATACTGAGATATATCCTTCTGTTGAGTTTAATGATATTTTGCCTTGACCTGTTTGTGTCTTTGATATTTCACCTGGAGTTATGAGCCATCCACCAATGTTTGCAGAGTTAGTTGTTAGAAGCCCACTTTCTCCAACAATAGTAGTTTGTCTTAATGCATCACCACTTTGTCCATTGGAGAATGTAATTCCATCATCATTTAATATATACCCTGCTCCAGAAAGTGTTCCGCCACTAATAGTTCCTGAATATAAAGAACCTCCAGAAATTATTCCAACATTGCCAGCAAAGTATCCCCCTCTTGCAGTTATATCTCCATCAATTACAAACGTAGATCCGTTCCAAGAAATATAATTTGTTGTGCTACCACCAACTTTTAGCGATGCTGATTGTGCTGAGTCTATATACCAATAGTTATTTGGATTAAATACTAAACCTCTTTTACCAGTATCAACTCCATACCCAAATTTAAATGTTCCAGTGTCGGTTCCACTTACTCCTGCCTGAAAGAATCCTGTGGTTGAAACATTTGTTCCTATAAAGGGAGTTCCGCTAATTGCAACATTTGACCCAGCAACGTAAGAAGTAGAAGTGTTATTATATTCATCATATGTAGCAACTGCAATTTCATATGTTAGTCCTGCACCTAAACCAGATAACCTGTATGCAGTTCCAACGCCTGGTGAGTCGGCATATGAGTAGGATGATGCAGGACTTGTTACTGGTCTATATCTTATTCTGTATCCACGAATACCGCCAGTTGTGACGGCAGCCCAAGAAATATCTGCATAACCATTAAACCCAATTGTTCCAGTGGTGTCTAGTCCACCTGATGTTGTAACAGTTGCCACATTTGCAGGACCTGTTGTATCTATTGTTACTGGGCTTGTTGGTGTTATCTTTTGTGCAGCAGAAAAAGCAGTATAAACTCCGCTATCTGAAGAAAATCGAGCCTTGACCCATCTAGGGTTTGTGTTTAGCGTAATAACATTTGCAGGAGAAATACTATCAAAATAAACTCTTGAATAAGTTACACCTGTTGGTTCTGTAGATGCATTTGATTCATACTCAACAATATCTATTGCATCAAATACAGATTCGGTAGGTATGGTGTATGCTACGTTATATCCACTTGTGGCTGCTGTTACCGTTATAACTGGAACGGGAAGGTTTAAAACATAGGCTGGAACAGTGGCATCACATACGCTAGCGCTTTTATTATAAAATGAATCTATAGCATAAACACAAACACTTGTTATTGATGTTCTAAAAATTCCAAGTGTTGAACGGTTTAAAGATTTTGTTAATGTTAAGGTTTGTGCTGTTTGAGATCTATTGGGAATAAAAGATCCATAGGGGGTTTGCCTTGTTATTCCATCTGCCGTCACTTCTAAAACAAACTCTGTTATTGTAGAATTCAAGGGGTCATCATAGTCCCAATCAAAATTTACAACTAGATCTTCTGGTGAAGTTAAAGACCAAGTGGCAACAACGTTTGCTACATCTGTTGGGACAATTGCTCCATAGCCAGTTTTATATCCTGGGTTTCCATTAGATGGAGGAACATATTGTTTTTCTTCTGCTGAAGGAGGTTTTGCTGGTCCGCTTGACCCTGTAGGATTAGAAAGATTGGTTCCGCCACTGACTAATGATTTTCCATCAAGACCAATAATGTCAATTTCTGCACCTTGACGAGATTTTGTTTGTGAAACTTTATTCCATGCAACTCTGGGATCATCGGCACCTATGGGTACTGTAGGGTTTTTTGCAACACTTTTGCCACTTTTATATTTTGAATTCATGGCTGCCTTTAATTATTTTGGACCTATTGCTTGCCAATTTAAATAAAAATATCCAGTCAATGGGGCAGGTACTGCAACTGTGCTTGTTGCTCTAGTTACTCTAAAATTAAATTTTTCATTGTTTACCCCAAAAACATTTAGAATAATGTTGTGGTTTGTATCATCAAGTGCGTCAATTGTTTGATGCCCAAACTGTATTGTTGCAGTTACAATTGGTCTTCCACTAAAAACTGAAGTTCCAGTTACTCCATCTACAAAGTCTATTTCTCCATGAAATATTTGACGGTTTTGTATACTAGATGTTCCGCCAGTTGCGGTATCAATTTTGGTTCTTCCATAAAGTATTTTTTGTGGGCCAGGATTATATTCATTGACAACATCGTTGTCGCCATTCCATTGTACAGTTCCAGAACCTTGGACACCAAAGTTGTTTGTAATAGAGTTAATACTATCGCTATGTTGATTGACAACATTAATAACTTGTTGCCAAGCACCAAGGTCAATAATATTTGGATCTGATATTTTTACATAAGGCATTCTTATTCTCCTATTTCATTAATTATACCATAGCAGGTCTTACTCATTTATTGTATCCTTTTAAGTCCCAGCCTTGTTTCAAGGCCTTGGTTAAATGAGTGCGACACGAAATGAACAAAATATTTTTGTTGGTTAATTCCATTGAGAGAGTAGGTTAGTGTAATTATGTCTCCAATTTGAATCAGAGGGTTTCCAAATATGTTAAGATTAGCGTCTTTTGAAAAACCCTCAATACCCATTTGTACGGTCTTCAGCATTCTTTGTGCTGCCTGCTTTGACTGTATCCACTCTGAGTCTAATTGTGCTACCTCTGAACTGTTAGACTGATCAATCATTACCTCTAAAATTTCTGGATCTGAAGGCGCTACAATTTCATGTGTCCACAGGTTTAGGTTAATTGTAAACTGGTCAAGGGAGTCTGCATCTTTACGTAAAAATACCATACTAGAAGAATTATTAGCGATTGCCATCTTTGCTCTAAACCCTGTATTAATTGGCGTTGAATAAGATAATGAATACTCATCAACTAGCTTTTTTTGATAATTTTTTTGATCGTCTTTATCAGTTCCTGGAAAATAGTACCACATATACTCAACTGGCAAAACATCAACAGACACTGCTGCTGGAGTTGTATACTGAACATCATAATAATTAATTCCAGCCACCTCAGGGGTTGTCTGCATTAGGTAAGTGATTGAGTTAGAATATAAAGGCTGGTCTTGAATCAACCCATTTAAAAATTCTCTGTCTTGATAAAAATAACTAACACTTCTTTCTGTTAATGCTTTTTCTGTTGCATGAATCTCTCTAAGGGCAGCAGGAGAAACTCTTGTTCCCTGATCTTCATAAATAGGTGCTGGATAAAGATTTGGGATTGTTGTAGGATACATAGACGCATGAAATCCAAACTTAGTTCCCGTTTGAACAATATTATCAAAATATGGTTTTTGTCTTATACCTGTTAAGTTGTTTACTTCAGTTGGCTTCCAACCAGAGCCTCCTGGATTGGTTTCAAGATCATAGTCATCTTCTTTAGACTCTTGCCATCCAGTTATTTCTACGTTGTTTAAAAATATTGATAGGATCATTTTTGGATTGTCGGAAGTTCCATTTTCGCCATCGGAGCCATCGGAATTAGTTATTGCTACCTTAAGATTAAAAGGATTATCTGTCACATATGAGTATTGGTATTCTCCATCAACCAAAGTTTTTTTAATTATCTTTGAAAAATTATTTACGATGCTATTGCATTCCCCAGTAACCTCTGACCAAAACATCACATCGTTTGATATATCTCTTGCTAGTAGTAGATATTTATATTTGGGCGGACTATAAAGGTCCCCTGGCGTTTTTGGATTTTCTTGATTGTATCTTACAAGTTCAAGAAAGTAAGATCCTGCAGAATTTGTTGCACTTGCCATATTAAAAAATAAACCAGCAGAAGCCAAAGATTGTTCTGGCATATCAAACTTTACAGAGTATGTGTGATATCCTGTATCTATTTCGGTTGTTGGATATATAAGAAGTCTATCATTTGTAATAATGTCATACAAATTTTCACTAACCTTAATTTTTTTAATACTTGGCAAAGAAGTTTCACCAATGTTGTCATCTATGATTGAAGTATATCCTGAAGATGTTGCTAGCGCAAGAGTGGAGTCATTAAACAATTTTTCAGAAAGACCTTTACTGGTTAAGGTGGTAATTCTTTTATGTGCTGCTGGTACTGTTCCATACAGCCCACGTTGGACATTAGTAATTTTTCCAGTAGGGGACACAAGAACCTCATAGTCAAACGGAACTGTTGCCTCTCCACCAGAGACATAGGTTCCTGACGCTGGATTAATAATTGAAAATGAGGTGCCTGTTCTAGCAGATATAATTCCATTTATATTATATATTTTAGGATTAATCCCTGTAATGTTTACCTTTTGGCCTACTTTAAAGTTATTAGTTGCTGTATAGACTACCGCACTTCCGCTTCTAGTAACATTAGTAATATTTGCGTAAGAAGTTTTTAATCCAATATTGTTTCGTTTAATAAATTCGTTCATTTCTGACTGGAGTTCCATATCATTTTTTATTGAAACCTTGATTGGCGTTTCTCCAAATTTACCAATTTCGTATTCTTTATAAAGAAATGAAACAATTTCATTTTCAATAAAAGCATAACCATTTGCATCACGATTAAAAGTATGGAAAATGTTCTGAAGATCATTAACATTTATTTGAAATTCACTTGAGTTTTTTTCCATATCGCCATTTATATAGTTAAACCCTACGGAGTCTATGCTCTGTTGCTGCCAAACAACATCGTTAGAGGTTGCATAAAGAAAAGACGAAGAATTTTTAACCATTGGGTTTGTAACGTTTTGTAAAGAAGGAGACTGCTTGACTTTAGGAACCTGGTATCTTAAAGAAATTTTTCCGGGCTTTGCTTTGTTGGAAATAGAAAAGCCGCCTTGCTTAACATTAAAATCAGATAGTGAAAGAGTAGAAGTATTAGAAGATAAAATATTGTGCAAACTTAAAAACTTCATGACTCCATACTCATCAATATACGCACCAATTTGATAAGCAACAAAGATCTTGTTAAGTGTATCTACAATCGTTGAGTCTTTCGAGTTGCAATAAAAATATGATATGTCCATTGGGTTTGCTTTATTGTTGCATACACTGTAAAGAGAGTTATAGTCGTAGTCTGTAAAACCCGCAAGGTCTAAGATGTTAGTAATTATTTCAAATATACTTTTTAGATTAACAACATAATCTGGGGCTGGTGTATATTGCAAATACCTTGAAATATCAAAACACTGAACGGAAACTGTCTCTATATCTGACTCATCCCAAGAGTCTGAATAAAATACTCCCCCTGGAATATAACTGTTTGTAGATGTTGCGGTGCTTGCTGATAAATCAGAATGCTGAAAAAGATTAAAATTAACATAGAACTTAATATTTTTTCTTAATATACTTGAAAGCACTGTAGATGCGCTATCGCTTTGACTAGAAAAAATATTGACTATTTCATTATTATTTAAAAGAGGTATTGCTGATAAGTCTATATTGCAACTGTTTGCATTTATTGAGGCAATAGGCAGTACGCTATCTTGTCCGTCTAAAGATTTATCTATTGTGATATTTTGAACAAAACTTGATAGATCTACCTCAAGTCTTGGAGAAACCTCAATAAGTTGCATCTTGTCAAAATCATTAGTAGCATTATCGTTGTCATAAGAAGAAAATTCAGACCTAAGTGTTTGTGATACCTGTGATACGGATATGGATGTTAGAGACATTGTTTGGCTTATAGACCCCGAATTTGTAAAAGTAGGCATAGTTGTCCACTTTGTCTTTGTCCAGGCCGTACCAGTCCAATACAGGGTTAATAGGCCTGTTGTAAAGCTATCTGCGTTGGCAGGTAGAGATATAGTTTCGCTACCGTCAACAGTAATAAAAGAGTTGTTAACCTTTATTTTTATAGAGGGTTTTGTTACTAGTGTGTTAAACTTAACAATGATTTTATTGGTAAGAATACCCTTTTCATATTTGGCTGTTATTGTATTGCTTGTGCCGTCTGAAACAAAATACTTATAAGGAGCAATGTCCGTAGGCAAAGAACTTTTTAATGTTGGGACTGGCGGGGATGCTAAAAAGAATGAAGGCATTTGCGTTATAGAACTCATAGGAGAATACGTAGCAGCCGTATATCCAGTGATAGTGGGAGAAGTAATCTTTCTATAGTTACTAGGAAATGAGCAGTTTGTATTGCCAGATGAAACGTAAGATTCCCCTGGTCTAAAATATGTAAAGGCACTATCGGTTGGCCAAAAAGATCCGTATTTGTAGTCTTCATAAGATGTTTTGTATACTTCGGGCAATGTAAAGTATACTGTTGGGTTATCAGTTATACCACTTAAAACATTAAAATTAACTCTATAGGTAAATGAAGATATGGTATCTGTTTCTGCTTGTGATGTTCCAATATATGTTGTAATTTTAGTCCAGCCTAGAGAACTGACTTCTTCTTGAGTTGATCCATATTGACTTTTTGTTCCTTCGGCAAAAGCGGTAGCCATTATTGGCATAGAGTTATTTGTTTTTACATAAGTAATTATCTTGTACGCATCTCCACCATTAGCAGTTACCGAGTATTGCAAGAACCCTTGTCCATTTGCCATAGTAAATTTTCTAGTTGTAAAGTTAGGTTTTGATTCCCCTGTAGTTGCAGAAGCAAGAGTACCAGTAGAAGAAGGGGATGATAAAGTCATTGCTGTAATGTCGCCTGCAATAGTTACATATGGTGGATTAAATAAGTTATGATTCCACTCAGCAGAAACAATTGGTACCAAACCAACTGAATCAGAATTAGTAAATATTCCAGAGTCAACAGTGTCTAGCATTATATTTCCGTAAATTCAATACTTATATCTACGTAGTCTGCTATTGGGGTTCTCTTTGAAAGAGTCTTTGAGAATGAGGTTATAAACACACTGTATGTTCTAGATCCCGTTGCATTTGTTGTAGATGTTTCTGTTTGTGCCGTTTTAAAGTTAGCCCCTGATTCGTCTGGAATTGCACCTGCAGCAGGATCTGCATTAAGTTTAGATTCAATAACTTTAACATAGATTGGGATTCCAGCATTAGCATTATAGAATGATTCCATCCATGCTCCACCAAAGTTGCCATCTGCTGCCTCTGCTGTTTTTGTTGGCAAGAATGCCCAAGAAGTTGAGATCTTATGTTTTTTAGCAACCACGTATTTTCTCATAGCACCATTAGCCATACGAGATGATGATTCAATCATTTCTACATCTATTTGGATAGGCTCTCTATTATGGTCTGTTAGTTTATACCAGGTGGATCCGTTAAGAGATACCTGTATACCCGCTTGAATTTTATACGCCATTAGGTTCTCACCGCATTAGACTTATTATTTTTTGAGGTTTCAATCTTAAGTTTTCTAATAACTTGATCTGCTATCTCACTTGGATTTGAACTTCCACCATTTATAGTCATATCAATATTATACACTGTGCTGCCTGTTGATGTTGTTGAACTTGAAGTTCCAAGTTTTTGATTATTTATTGCATCTAAAAGTCCAGGACCATATTTTTGAACTGATGCTGCCTTAACTATATACTCTCCATTGGATACTGAAAGTTTTGGCATACCGCCTTCTGCAAATTTAGCAATCATGGAATCAGAGGTTCCTGTGCCAAATCCTTTTATTAACCCTCCTTTGGCTAAGCCAAGAGTCGATGCTTCTGAAATTGCTCCATCTAAATTACCAGACATTTTTCCAGATTTGTGATTAAAATTTAACCCATATTTATAAGCAAGTTTAATTCTTTTTTGAAATAAATCTAATGCATCTTTTGTTAACATTGATTTAGATGAGTCTATTAGTCCTTCCATAAAATCTGGATCTAGGGAGTATGAATCAGGATTTTTTAATAGTTTTGAATATGTGCCCTTTATTGGTTCTAAGTACCCAGCCATATCGTCCATAGCGCTTAAAGGTTTAAGTACATTTGGTGTGATGATTGGGTCAAAGAATTTTTCAAAATGCTTAGATGTTAAATCTGCTATAACTTCTGCTTGTCCTTCTTTAAAACCACTGTACCTGTTAATCAACTGTGGGTTTGCCATTAAAAATTTTCCAAATGCATTCTTATCTTTAAACGCTTCTTGAAAGTAGCCAGATGATTCATCTGCAAGTCCAGATTTTTTTAAACTATTTAAAAATGACACCCTAGAAATTGGAGTGAGGTTTTGTGCGTGATGAGCCATTTCATGAAATATTGTAGGAGCATCGATTTTTCCTGGAGAAAGTTGCATTTCTTTTGTTACCATGTTGTACCACGCTGCTGTATTGCCTTCTTGTTTTTTTACAGATATTTTGTTGATTGGATTTTTTTGTTGTAGGCCCAAAGAAGCAACAAGACTATTTTTAGACAATCCTGCACTTTTAGCAATTCTATTAATAACCTCTGTAGCCTGTGGGCTATTTTCCTTGGTTTCTTTTAAGAAAGTTGCATAGCCTGGCATTGAACCTTGATTACGCATAGCCTCATCCATAGCATCTTCCGTAATATCAATCTTTGATACCTTTTGTTGCCTTGAAATATTAGAAACTTTTCCTAGACTCTTAAACTTAGAAAACATTTTTGCATAACGTGCTGTTTTAAATAATGCACCTCCTACTGGTATAGCACCCAAACCATCAACCACAGAACCTAAATATTTTGCATACCAGCCTGGCAAAACGTTGGCACCAATTGGTTCACTTTTTCCAGTAAGGAGTCTTTTTGCACTAGGAACTCCTGTTGTTTCAAATGCAGCATCTTTTACAAATTTATTTGCAGCAGCAGTGTCTTCTGGTGTTTCCCAATTTCCTCCATAACCAAATATGCTAGAACGGAAACTATCTTTAGATCCACGAGCAGTGCGGTAATCTTGAAGTGTTTTAGCAGCACCATTTACACTACCACCATCTGCAAATTTTTGTGCATTTAATTGATCAAAGAAGTTAACTCCATATTGGCTTACAGCCTTTTCTTTAATTACATACTCGCCATCTGAAAGGTATGCTGGGATAGAATCAGATGTTCCTGTTCCTGGACCAGATATCCTTCCACCCATTGCCATTGCTCGCTTTTTTGCTTTTGCTTTATTTAACGCTACCGTTGCATTAGTAATCTTAACATCGGCCCTCATTTCAGCTATTATATTTTCTAATTCCGTTATTCTTTTATCACGAGCAAGCGATGCTGTTTCTTTATTAAATTCTGATGACTGTAGCGATTTTTGCTGATTAATAATTGCTGCGCCGATATAATTTCCAGATATTTTTGCTTGAGTTGCATCTTGTTGCAACTGCATTATTCTTTGCTGATAGTCATACTGTCTCTTAAGTTCACTGTTTGTATCATTAATTAGATCCCGTTTTCTTTTTAGAATGCCAAGTTCTTCTTCTAGTTTAGCAATTGCAAGCTTTGCTTCTTTAGAAAGAACATCGGAGCCATTGCCATTGGTTGTAACTTTATCAGTTCCTGGAATTGGTTTTCCTGTTACTGGATCAATTGTATTTACAACCCCCCTAAGAGCAATTTCTTGTTGAAGTTTTTGTCTTCCTTCTTTAGAATTAAAGTATTTAATTAATTCGCTACGTACTGCGTTGTCTACGCCTGATAATCTCTTTTGAATTTCTGCATCAATTGAACCTGGATCAGCACCTACAAAATCAAAGTTGGCTAAATAGGTAGTAATTGCTTGCTTGCGGACAATTGGTGGAAGAGACATAAAGTATTTCCAGTTAGCAGAAAGTGCCTGTATCTGATCAAAACTAAGGCCTATGCTTTCTATCTGTGCAGTTTTTGTTATTGGATCTGGGATATCTTGAACTGCTCTTAGTCTGCGACTAAGCATTTCTAGTTTTTCAAAACCACTAGTCTTAAAATATGTATTAATATCAAAGTCTTTACCAGCCATATCAGATATCTTTGTAAGAGTTGACTGAATATCCCCAAACTTAGCCTTATCTTCTACAGCATTTATTTTGATAAAAAGTTCTTTTCGAATTATTGGATCTTCTATTATTGCTAGACTTCCAATAAGGCTAGTAGTTTCATCAATACCTCTTGTTAGAATTCCTAAATTTATTTGCTTGTTTAGTGTTTTTTCATCACCCTGAAACATATTCATTAGTCCAGTAAGCAATGCTGGGTTAACACCAGTTGCGGCAAGGGCATTTATCTTAATCTCTAAATCTGTACTACCAAGATCTTTAGTTGTTTGTAAAAATGCAGGAACTTGGTCCGCTAGTCTAGTATCTTTAAACTTTGTTGTAACTTGTTGTCTACTTGATTCAATAAAAGCGCTTCGTACAGTATTTATATCACCAAAATTTAAGTTCTGTGCTTCTCTTGAAGTCTTGCCAAATGCTTCTCGTTGATTTTTTAATATGGTTGACATTTCTTTGCTAAGATCATAATTGTCTTTTTTATTTTTATTTGTTAAAACATCAATTTCTTTTTGTGCAGTAACTCTCTCTATGTCTGTTTTTGCAATTTTTTTCTTTGCTTCTAATATTTCTAAATCTTTTTGATATTGAATTTCTGTAGCATCAACCTGTGCTTTTGCTAATTCCAATGTTTGGGAATATGTTGCTGCGGTTGCAGCGGCAATTTTGTTTTGTGAAGCATCTCCTGTAAAGAATTTTTTTATATATAGAAAAGAATCTTTTGGATTAGACAAAGTTTTATAATTGTCCAATACATTTGTATCGGGAACTGGCTGAATTTGATTTGCAGATAATTGTGCAAGATCAGCCTGCTCAGTAATTATTTTTATTCTAATCTTAAGAGGATCCTTTAAAATGTTTGCACCATCTGGGCCGATGATGCTTGTTAGTTGTGCAATAATTGCAGGATATAGCGTCATGTCTTGAAAATCAACCGCTACCTGTCTAGCAATGTCTCCCGCTTGTACTCCATCAATTACGCCATCAGATACATACCCCGATAACTGTAGCGCAAACTGTTTTACTGCGGTTGATCTATTAAGAAGTAGGTCATTAGAAAAACCCTTAGAAATTTCTTTACCAATTTCAGAAGCCATGAAGTTGGTTCCAAATTGCTGTCCTGCACGGTTATACTGCTTGCTAAATGCATCTGGAGAAGAGTCTGCCCTACGTCTAGCCATTAACTCTGAAGCACCAACTTTTCCAGTAACTTCTCCAACCTTTTTCATTTTATTTGTAGTTGCAGAAACAGAGTCAATGTAGTCTGATTGCTCTCTTGCCATTTTTTTATTATTGGAGTCTATAAGTTTTAGTCCGACTATGGCAGCAGTTACTCCTGCTATTAGGGCTATCCAAGGATTAGCAAGCATTGGTAGTAATGCAACAATTCCCTGCAAACCAAACACAAATGGCATTATTTTTTGAGCCATTTCTCCAATGCTTCCACCAGCAAATGAAGCAGCAATTGTTAAACCGCTCATTGCTCCAATGCCAAGGCCTGCTTTATTGCTAAACTGTTGTAACTTTTCTTTTGAGGCTATCTGTGTTTTAGTACTTTCTTCCATAGAGGTAATTAGTTTTGATTCCGCTGCTATTTTTTTCTTGGCTTGCTTTAAACTTATTTTTTCTGTAGCAGCAAGAATCTGTGCTCTTGACAATCTTTGTGATTGAGAAATATCCCCAACGCTTACTCCAGTTGCAGCAGGGGCATCAGCATAACCTGGAAGTACAGTTCTTCCACCAAATCGAGAACTAACAAACCCTCTTGGCTTTTGAACAATTCTTTTACCTGCAGGAACTTGAGTCATAACTCTGTCTGACGCTTTGCCAGTACTTGATACAACATTTCTAGGCTTTGCCTTACCCTTGATTGGTGTTACCTCTCCCGTTTTTTTATCTTGCAACGCTTCTTTTTTAGTTGCAAGAACAGAAGAATGCATTTTGTGAAATTCTCTCCAGTTGACTTTCTTAGCTTCTTCAAGTCTTGTAATCATTGCAGAGTAAACTGTTCTATCTGCAGGATCAAGGTTAAAGTTAGATATTGTTGATTTAAGTTTTGGAAGGACTCTATCAATTTCTTTTATCATACTATTATGATACTGATCTGCAGTCATTGACTTAGGAACATCAAGTGTTGATTCTGCAAAGAATTTCTTTGCTCCACCCTTAACCCCAAGCAAGTTAATCTTTGCTTGTTCTGCCATAGATGGCATGGTTTTAGCAAAATCTCTTTTGCCAGAAGCCTTTTCAAATACTCCTGCTGTTCCAACATCTGCAAGTACATTGCCAGAAAGATTTCCTCTTCCTAGGTCTTTGTCTCCACGAAGGTTAGCGGCAACAAGTTGTTTAAAATATTCGTCTTTTGTAAACTTGTTAGTCATCTTGTTAGGATCAAACCTAGAATCAAATGCAGACTCTAATACAATAAGTTTTCTTTTGCCAGATGGATCTGTTGGGTCAATCATAGTTCTAATTTCTTGCTTAGGTGAATCTAAACCATGAACATCTCTTGCAATAGTAGTTGCTCTTTGTTCAGCAAGTGCTGCCTTTGCATCCATTACTGGTTTAACAAATACTTTGGTACCGTCTGGCTTTTGATAAATACCGCCAAGACCTTTAACTGGGAAACTATGGCCAGTTGTTGGTGATATCTGAGTTCCAAAATTTGTAGGTGCTTGTTTACCTAAACCAGTTGTTCTTATGTCTTTATCTATCTGCTTCATTATCTGCTGAGAGTCGCTACCTGCTTTAACATTTTTTTCTTGTTCCGCTAATTCTGTTTTAGACCTTATTGCCTTTTCTGCCTTGCTTGAAATTGGTTTGGTTTCTGCTAATGTTTTCATTGGTGTTGCATAGAAGCCAGTCTTGGCCCTGTGGTCAAATCCAGCAACAACAACTCTTGGTTGATAGGCTTTTGGCCTACGAATTGTGTCATATTGAGCAATGGCTCTAAATGTTTCTGCCGCAGGTCCTGTAATTGGGTGCGTTCCTGTTTTAAGTTTTTTAAGTTCTTCTCTGTCAATACCAAGATTTTTTAATTCAGTATCAGACATTGCAAGCAATTCTGTTCCAAGTTTACCCTTTACAGTATTTATATAGTTATTAGCATATCCTAAATCAGCAACAAGATTTTTGGCCGACCAATCTTTTATTCCATTAACTCTTGCGTCATCAATATGTGATGTTTGAACACCATATAAATTATTTTCTTGTGCTGGAGTTAGTGAAATTCCTTGTTTTTGTAATGACTCTTTAATTGCTTTTATTTCTTCTCTAAACCCCATCTGTGATTGCTGTGCAAGTTTTTTCATTTCTGGAGGAGCAGAAGTTCCAGATGCCGATCCACGGTTAAGGCTTAAGCGTCTTATTAGCTGACTCTTAGTCATTGGCTTTTCTCTAGCAACCATCTCATCTAATTTTTGAATAATTTTTTCTTCTGAAATCCCTTGAGATTGAAATTCAGTAATTGCATCTTGAAGACTTTGTGCAGTTTTTGGATTTCCTGTTTTATAGGATTTTCCTCCTAGGTTGACCGTTCCTGTTTCATAACCCTCTAGATTGCCATTAACCATTGCATCAATGATTGGTTTAAATCTATCATCTTGTGCAACACCTGCTGGAATAATTGCTTCTCCAGGTGCGCCAAGAATAGGAATAATATCTCCTGCACCCTTTGGTCCTGGTAATCCAGTTGTTCCTGTTGCAAACTTCTTTGGTGCCTTTGCACCTCTAGTTGTAGGAATCATCATTCCTGGATTTGCTCTAGCAAAATTTGAGGCTGCTACAGTTGCTTCAACATATGCATTTCTTAATGCTCGTACCGCTGAAGATTCTGCTGTAAATGATTGTGTAAGTCTTGTGTGTGCCTGATTAAGTGATGCTGCTACTGTTGCAGACTCTAGTTGTTCTGCATTAAGATAACTGGTTTGTTCTGCAAGAATCTTGCTATTGCCACCAAGTCGCAAGAATCCACCACGAAGAGCCAGGAATAATTTAATAATATTTGCTACACCGTTAGCAACAAGACCAAATGTCATTAAAAGTGTTGGTCCAATAATGCCAACAAGGGTAGATGCGATTACAATAAACTTCTTTGTTCCATCACCTAAACCATTGAACTTCTCTAGAAGGCCTCCAATAGCCTTTACGATTGGGGTTACAGCCTCTAAAAATGTTTTTCCTATTGGAGCAATTGCTAATTTGAGTTCCTCAACTGCACTCTTAAACTTTGTGCCAACAGCATCTTCTACAGTTTTTAATTCTCGCTCAGATAAAATTGCAAGTTCTTCTATTGATGCTCCAGCAAGTTGCAAAACCTTACTTGCCTGTGTTCCCTCTTGAGTAATATTTTGAAATAGTGTTGATAAACGAGCAAACTGGAATTTTCCAAAAAGTTGCTCAATTGCTCTTGAACGATCTAGTGGGGCAAGTGTATCTAGTGCTTGTGCAAATCCTATTACTGTGTTTTTAATATCACCTTTATTTGCTTCAACAATACCGTTGATATTTACACCAAGATCTGCAAGCATTGCGCTTGCTTTTTTACTTGGATTAATTAAAGATGCAAGACCAGACTTGAGCGCATTTGCGCCTTCAGATGCATTAATGCCACCTTCCTTCATTGCTGTAAGGAAGAATGCTAAATCTTCTACATCTCCACCAAGTTGTTGAACAACTGGTCCAGCTTTTGGAATGGCTATTGTTAAATCTTCAATTGATACAACGGTCTGGTTTTCTACAGAGTTAAGAAAGTTAATCTTTGATGCAAGATCTTCTGCTGCTATGCCAAATGCATTGGTGAGAGATATTGTTGTTTCCAGAGCCTGTTCTTGCTCTACGTTACCAAGTACTGCAAGTCTTGTTGCTTGGGCAACCTGTGCGGTTAGGTCGGCACCAGTCTTACCCATTGCTGCAGCGGATGCTGCCATTTCCATGGTTTTGCTTACTGCAACTCCATATTTAGTAAACTCTTCTGCAAGTTGTCTTACATCTTCAAGTGCTTTATTTGTTTGGTCATTTGTTGTAAACATGTCTCCATAAACACGCTTAAACTTAATGGCCTGCGCTTCAAGATCCATAAATACTTTAGAAGCAGTTGTTCCAAAGTATGCAAGGGGAATTGTAAAGCCAACCATAAGTTGGCGGCCAGCCCACTGAGTATTTTTACCAAAGTTTAAAAGACTTGTTGATCCTTGTCTAACTACTTGATTAAATAGCGCTTGTTTTTGTGCTGCCATTGCTGTCTTGGTAGCATAGTCATTCATGTTCAAGGTTTGTGGCGTAATAGCCATTGCCTTTATAGCACCGTTAGCATCACGACCCATCTTAATGTATTGGGTCTGCATCTTCTTGACACGATCTTCTGCTACCTTGCCAATTGTGTCAAACTCTTGTCTAAACAATCTTCCAAAAGTTTTTGATGCCCCGCCAGCATAACGGAAGTACTCACGCATTGAAAGTTTATTAGACTCTAATGCGTGAGTGAACGACTCCGTAGATGATCTAACATTGCCCATGGTGGCAGTGAATTGCCCTGTAGCATTGATAGAATTTAAGAGATTGGTTTGCAATCCCTTTTGTGCTGCCGTTGCGGCTGCGCTAGTTTTTGCTATTGATGCATGAAAATTTGCAAGTTGACGTTGTAGATTTTTGAGTTCTGTTAATGCGGACGACGTATCAATTTGTACGCCAATATTGGCATTAACATCACTCATCTATGTCACCTCTTTATTTAGTTGTTTGCAAGAACTGTGTTCAGCAAAGAGTTTGCATCAGTAAGTTTGACACCTGAAGCGGCTTCAATTACTTTGTAAACTGTTGGGAGATCTATAATCTCCTCTAAAACCTTTAGATCTTTAGCAAGATCTGGCTTATATTGTTCCATAGCAATTTGCACACATTCAATAAGAAGAGTCATAGACTTTTCATTATCTTCTGCCACTGCTGCTACCTGTTCGAACTTCTTCATAAATGGACGTAGCAAAGAAATTTTCAAGGGACGAACCTTGATTACTGAGCCATCCATTAGAGTAAGTTCTTCACCCTCATGTACTGTTGTTGCCATTTTTTCCTCCTATATAGGCTATGTTAATTATAGCATAAGAGAGGGGTCTCTACCGTCTTCATAGTCAAGACCCATCCCAATTCCAAACCCAACTTTTTGGGCATTTGCTCCTTGCAAAGCAAGAACATCATTTGAATCAGAAGTTGCTCCACCACTAAAGACCCTAGCCTTCATGTTTTCCCATTCTTTCTGACCCTTATCACTACCAGATTCTTTATCCAGATCAACACCCTGAATAGCAGCCAAAAACTTTTTCTCACTATAGTCAAGCTCTCTACTGCTTTGTAGTGTTGCCATTAGTTCTGCCATTGATAAAGACTTTTCAAGTTCTTGGTAGTCTTTCCAAATTCCCAACAAAAAAACCTCAGATTCTAGTTTTGCTAAGTCCAAGGTGTCCCAGGTTTCGCCATTGTTTTCAACTTGATCTTTAACGGTTTCTTCAGATTGTTTATTAATTTTTATGCCTGCAGCAATATCTAAAACAGCATAGATAGTCTTCATATCAAGATTTTCTTCTATATCTTCGGTAGATCTAGATATTCTTGGATAATACTGTTTCATGCAAATTCTTACACACTCTACAAGTTTTTCTATTGATTCGTCATCGTTAGATGTATTTTTAACAGCATCAAATGCATCCATAAACTCACGAAGATACTTAATCTTTAATGGAGTGATCTCTAGTTCGGTACCATCAAACAAATGTATGGTAGCGCTTTTATATATTGTTGTGGCCATATGAGTTCTATTCTACCACAAAACGCCTTATTAAACAACAAAACCCACCTCCGAAGAGGTGGGCTAAGTCGTATAATTTATATTAAATTATGATGCTGGTGTCCAAGTACGATCTACGATCTTACCATATGAACCAGAAACATCTTCTGGAAGTAGACGGAATGAAACTTCAAACATTGAAGCCTCATCACGCTTTGCAGATACTGTAACATTTTCAATTGAAAGTGCACGGTATGCTGTGTATACACGTTCGATATACGCAGAATCTACGCAATCGCCTGTTCCTGGGCCTACTGCAACGATACCACGCTCAACTGGACATTCGCCAATATCTCCTGCTGAAAGATTTAATGCTCTTCCGTTTGAAGATGCCTTTGTTCCTGTAAGTTTTGAATCGCTGTAAGCCAAAGCAAGTAGAAGGTTTTCTAGTGTTGCTTCAGCAAATGCTGTTGCAAGATTAACCTGCATACCTTGCTTGTAAAGTTTTGCAACGTCAAGAATCTGGTCAACTGTAACTTCGCCGAAGTCAGGTTGGAACTGCAGTTCAAGACCGTTCATTGTATAACCAACGTTTGTATAGTCAGCATCATTAGTAAGTGTGTCTCTGAAAGTCTTTGCAGACTCAAAGGCAGTTAATGTTGATGCATCCAAAGTTGTATCAGCAACGAATAACGCTGCTGCACCAACGATAATGTTGGTTGATGTACCACGACTGTAATTAGCCATTTATTCACCTCTTTTTCTTAAATAGGGTTATTAAGTTGTTTGGCGCTGTTTCCTCATGTTAATTATAACAGCATTTTTAAGTATATAGGGGAAGATCTAAGTCTTTGGTATGGTAGTCATACTCAATTATCAGTTTACCCCTCCAGTTAAACTTGATAGATCCAAGCTCAACAAGGTCTCTTGTTTCATCAATTTGAAAAACCTTAAACCTGTGAAAAAATACATTTAGTGCTGGGATTTGGTCTGGATTATTGATAAGCCAGTTATTTACATCTTGTGCTGCTGAGTCTTCCCTATCTAGGGCAGCCAAAATAATTCTGGCTATATCAAACCCTTGGGCATCGCTAGACGAGTGGATCGTATAGACTAGCTGTTCTCTCTTGTGTCTGTACATTGTGTTTGGTCTATATCTTGCTAGTTTATCATATGCTATTAAAAATGCATCTCCCGTTACCGTGATTTCTCCAAATAGATCGTCTAGGTTGGTAGATTGGACTGGAACTATGGGATCTATACCTTCAATACCCGTAACTATACCAAACTCCCTAAGTTGGGCAATAACATACTTATTAATAAAGGTAGGTGGAAATCCTGTCTCTGCCGCTACTGTTGCCATAGTCTTATTCTACACCAATCTGTGCATTTGCAATCCATTTAAATCCTGTTTCAACCCCAACAGATCTTCCTGCTCTTGAACCCGATGCAAAGTTTTTCTTATATATAACTGGCTTCTTTATATAAGAATATAAACCTGAAGATTTTAAAAATGACTGTTTAAAATATACACGAAAAAATTCATCTGCAACTTTTTCAAATGAACCCTGAACCTGTGTTCCTCCAGGATTTTGAATGTCTATATCTTTTTTTGTAAAAACTGTTTGTCCATTTGCTTCAAAAACAAGTACTTCTGATCTTACTGGAGATATGGTGACAGGTGTTCCATCCTCCATAATCTTTGCTTTATTTTCAAAAGGTACTGATGATCCAGAGGGTAGGCTTTTTGATTGTTTAAAGTTCGACTTAAAAGAAAGTCCAACATTGCTTACTGTATATGTAAAATCATACAGCCTTGCTTTAGGACTACCAACCTGATACCATTCATAAATATGATGAAGTGCTTGAGGGTTAGATCTTGCCTCAACATCTATGTAATCTTTTAGTATACCAACTACACTATTTCCAAGGTTTTTTAAAAATATACTTTTACCTTTTTGTGCACCGTCTAAAAATCCAACAGAATAATTAATAGCATTACCTATAATTTTTTCAAGATGCTTAGTATTCATAACAACATTCATTAGTCGCCTACTGTCTGGTTTTCAGATCTGCGCCATACCATGTGGTAGTACTCAATGCTTTGAAGACCCCCAACAAAAGGTTCAACAGTTGCAATTTCGTATATTGTCCCTCTTCCGCTTCTTGGTCCTGCTGTTTCTCTATAAACAAGATTATCTCCTGGAAGTCTTATATTTGTTACAAGAATATTGGTAATATTGTTGTTTTCGTTTTTTGAAGATGTTCTTATATCTGATCTTGATCTTGCGATAAGTTTTCCTTCAGAAATTAAAAACACTGCTGGAGAAGTGTCTTCATTTGCTTTTTGGTTTGGAGATTGTGCATTGCATGTAATTGTTCTATCAAAAATCCATTCTTTAATGGCTTTACCATATTCTCCTTGTTTAATTATTGGATAATAAACATCGGCAAGCAATGGGTACATAAAGTCTGTTTTTTCACATGGACTTGGGGGTGTTCCATACATTATAAAATTCCTGGAGTCAATATAGTTGTTTTGTATTTGTCAATAATCGTATCAACAAGAATATTTCCTGTTCCAGTAAATTTAGATGGGTTGTATTTTAACCTAAACTGATCTGTCTCATATTCTAAAACGTAGGACTTATAGTGGTCTATTTTTCCACATGCAATATCCTCCATTAGCATTAAAGTTGCTTCACGTATATCATTAGGAATTACTTTGTACCCTACTTCATACACAAAAATATAGTCTTGTCCTTCTGGAAAAGCAACTGCTTGATTTCTTGTATTTATCCACATATTGTCAAAATTTTCATATGGAGCATATGCGTAAAAAGAATCTGATGCCCCTTCTCTATAGTTTAAGGGTTTTCTTTCTGCACGATTAAAAGAGTCTGATGAATATGCATCTGTTGGAACTTTTATTATTGCAGTTTTATCTTTTGTAACTATATAATTATATCCATCAAGTGCTGGCTCTTCTAGAGAAGAATCAAAAACTAATTTACCATTTTCATAAGCCTGATTAACTTTGTACAAAGAATCCCAAACTGGCATGTAATCTGTTCCCTGTCCAACTGTTTCAAATATTTTTTTCTGAAATGTAAATCTACTTCCGACTACAGAATCAATAATTGCTCTAGCAATTCTTTCATTATAGGCTGCGGATGCGATTTCTGATGCAGTTGTACCCAATGTTTTTGGATTTACATATGGTCTGACTACTGTTAAAATATCTTCAACTAAGAGATCTCCTGGCTCACCTTCAGTAGACTCATAGATTGTTATATTATAATCATTATCATATTTAACAAAATCTCCATCAAGTGTATAAGTAACCTGAGCATTTGAATCTGATGTTATTGTGTTTGACCCAAATACGGTATCTTCTTCGTTTTCAATATAAAACAAGTAGTCTGTGTTTGCTTCAGGAACGTCGTACTTAATGTCAATAGGATATGGGGGTAGTCTAAAAATTATCATATTTATTTACCGTAATGCCTTGCCACTTCTTGAGGTGTCGCTATGCGAACCTTTTCGTGTGTAAGCCATTTTTCGGAAACCTCCTTGGTTACAATATTATAGCCTTTTATGACTTCACCAACTTCATTCCAGTATATGTTTCGTTCTGAAAACAATGCTACCTTTTCGTCCGCTTGTTTTTCAATTTTTTTAGATTCTACTGGCTCTTCTCTTGGAGTCCAGCTAGCAATCACCTCAAGCATATTTAGCTTTGTTGTTGCCCCAAACAAATCAATATTGTTCTTTTTTGCATAAGACTTTATCTCCATAACAGTCTTTTTAGACAAATCTTCAATAATAGACATTAGTTCCTCCTATGTTATTATACCAGAATTAGCGTCGTCTTCCTCTACCAAAATTATTTTGAGATGGCAAACGAATTCCACTTTGTATTCCTGATGGGTTAACAGCATTTGGTCCTGATGTATCACCCATATTTGTTTCACCAATAGTCCCCATAATGTTGGTCTGAAGTCCTCCTATACCCATAATAATAACTCCTGGGGTTCCCAATGCTACTATTGCACCTTCACCATCATGGCTATGATCTACTGGTGTTCCTGGATAAGACATAATTTCTCCTTATAAATGACTGAAGGGAACGGCTTTTACACCGTTCCCCAAGTCAATCGTTTTATCGATTATGAATTGTTTGCTGCTGTTGCGAATGCAACTGCGTCAAGTTCTTCCCATTGTAGACCAAAGCGAACGAATACTGTGTACTCAATTGTGTCCTTCTTTGGCTGATAGAAACGGTTTACAGTGATATCACGCTGGAATCCCCATACACGGTTCTGTGGGAATGTCAAGTCAATATAACCTGCAGGGTAGTAAGGAACTTCCTGAACTTCAACACCGAGAACACGAGTTGTACGTGCTCCACCGAATGTCTGTGCTCCACCATCAAGATATGCTTGACGGTTTGATTCTGTTCCTGGACCCTTGTTAACAAAGGCTTCTGCGATTGCATCAGCGAGTGTACCGTTGTTCTTTACGATACCCTGGAATGCGTCTGTACCTGCATAGAACTTAAGGTTGTTCTTGATTGCACGATACTTGCGTGGCATTGCGAGAATGATGTTTTGCATAATCTCTGTTGTCCATGCGTTGTCTGCTACAGTAACCATTGACTCGTGTGAGTCTCCGCCCTGTACCTTTGAAACAAAGCCTTCCATAATGTTAAGGAATGCATTGCTGCCAGTTCCTGTACCATTAATTGCAAGATCTTCAATGTCGTTAGCAAAAGCACTTGTCATCAAACGTACGAGATGGTCTTCAAGAGCGCCACCTTCTACGTTGTCTTCTAGTGCTTCTGTTGATACTTCCCAGTCCAGACGAATCTTCTTTGTAGTCAATTCAACCTTTGAGAAAGTAGCTCCTGCATTTGTAAATGTAGGGTCTGCTTGTGCTGCTGCACGAATTACACGCTCACCAACGTTAACTTTTTCAAGTTCCATTGTGTTTGCTCGCATAGTAACTCTACGTCCATCCTTAGCGAGAACTGTAGCATCCCACACATAATCAATGAAGCGACGTGCTTGTTCAGGCAATAGGATACCACCTGGTGTACCGACAGGATTAACTGCGTTTGCACCTGATGTTCCGTAATTTGCTCCAGCAATATTACCTAGAATGCCTTCACGACCACTTACGATGGTTGCTGGCGCTCCGTCTGACCCAGATGCTACTGCACCTGTTCCGTCATGGCCGTGGCCAAGGGTAGTTCCTGGATAGTTTTTTACGATATCTTCTGACATATTGTTCACCTCCTAGTGATTTTTATGTTAGTTGTATAGGTCGGAGAATTTGAGGAAACGTCCGCCCCATAGGGATTTTTGAACTGGAGATGAATCCAATTCCTGCACGATCTCGCCTAGATCGCCAGACTTGCGGAAAGCGGTGTCCTTTTCTACGGAATCAACTCTCTTTCCAATTTCATTAAAGGTACCCTTGATTTGATTTACATCAGTTGTTGTGGCATCAAGAGATTTCTTTATGTTAGCAACTTCATCACTAAGTGATTTAAGTGTTGCTGTTAGATCGCCAAAGGCATTAGTAACAGAATCTTTAATTTCAGTAATTGCATTTGCGATTACCTCATCAGCCTTTGCAGCATTTTCTGCTACTGGTGCTTCTAGATTCTGAATTGCATCTTCTGTTGAAGATGTAGCACTATCTTCTACAATAGAGTCAGACTTTTCTGCTTCTGCAACTGGTGCTTCTGCTTCTACGACTTTTTCTACTGCTTCTGTTGGTTGTGCCTCTGGAGTGACCTCTACTGATACTTGTGTTGTCTCTTCTGCTACTGGAGCATCGAGAACTGCTGTATCTTCTGTCATAGGACTTACCTCCTTGTTAATCTTAGAAGTATTAATGCCTTTAGCACTATCAACTAAGAACTTTATCATATCTGCTTTATCTGAGTCATTCTTTTCTACAAAACCAATGTTTTTCATTTCATTACCACTTACTGGGCTGAGGTATGTTTCTTCATCAGATGTAAGTACAATTCCTGTTTCTTCATCATAAAATACATTTTCTACAATGGTATTTGCTATGTCGCCTTTAATTGTGCTTACGCCATCAACTTTTTCAACTGACATAATACTTGCAAACTGATTTGCTGGTGAATCCACTAAGGATAATTCTACTAAATCATAGTCTTTGATAATTCTGATTGACTTGTCAAGTTCTTCATTATATGCGTCGTCCCACTTGTTCATTCGTCCCCCGATAGAAAAACCAGTGTAGGTGCCATCTAAAACTTTTTCCCAAGCATCGCTTGCACCTTTAGAGATATATGTAGAAACATAAATTCCCTTATAAAACTTTTTTGATTCTGGATCAAAATATTTTTCTTCTTTAAATGAAATCATTTTCCCAACTGCTGAAGGTTGGTGCATTTCACGAATGTTTCCACGGAATTTTGCAAAGGCGCTCATTGATGCTTCTGTTGTAACAATATCATATTGTTTATCAACATTATCTAATGATGCAAACCCAGAGACAATTCTCTTCTCAATGTCAACTTTACCAAAGGGCATTGATAGGCGAACATTGTCGCCGTCAGTGGTCCAGAAAGCCTTATTTGTGTTCATAATATATCCCATTATACCAAATGTTTTTGTAGATTTCTCAATTATTGAGATGCTCTACCTTCACCCTTCGGATTTCGACCAGCCACTGTTGCAGATCCATCAGATTGATTATTTGTTCTTTCTGCATCTCTAGAACGATTGCCATTTGCTCTTGAATCTGCTGCCTGTCTTGGACTAAGTTCAAGTGGCTCATCTCCGTGATCTGCCTGTGGGAGATCAAGAATCTCACGAGCTTCATTAGGTAACATAATCTGATTTTTGACATAGCGCTCAAGAATTTGAGACTGTGCAATTTCATCTGTAAGCGTAAGTTCGTTAAACTTAAACTGAAGAATATCTGTCTTTTCTTTGATAATCTTGCTGATTACTTTTTCAAGATGCTGTTGTTCTGGACGAGAAACTTGCTCTTTAAATGTGCGATCTTGGGCAAGGGCTGCTGCTATTGCACCAGATTCTGAACCACCAAGTTTGGAAATTGGAACCTGATGAGCAATTAAAATATCATCACGATTCTGCTTACGATACTCTTTAAATGATCCATCCTGAATACCGTTTTCAATTGGCTTCATCTCAAATTCAACTTTAGAGTGATCACTATCGCCAGGAAGAGGGATATAGAGAGTTCTGTGGGACTGTGACTTTAGACCTGTTTGTAAGAATCTAAACATCTTATCTTCAGCATCTGCAGATAGTTTTGCACCCTTGAGAGTGATTACGTATCTTGGTACCGCCTTGTTTTCAAAATAGTCAATATTGTACTGAGAAGCAAGTTGATCGCCAATAAGTGAAGGGAGGGCTGCAATAATGTCAGGAACACCATAGTAAGTGTTTAAAGGTGAATAATCTTTAAAATGAACAATCTCATTTGGACGATTATCTGCTGTTAATGGGTTTCTATTTGTTGCTCCAAAATTACGGAAGTAAACAACTTTTGGTCCAATAATTTGAACATATCCATCACGAATACGTCGCACTCTCATTGTTGTAGACGGTATATGTCCAATGTATCCAATTTCTCCACTTACCGTTCTGCCAACTTCCATATATCCATTTCCAGTTGCCTGAAGATCTGTATATATTTTTTCCATTGTGCGTGTAAAACTGTCGTCATCATTTAATGATTCTAGCCAGTCACGAATTTCTAGTTTTGCTCTTTCAATTCTATTTCTAGCACGGTTAGTTGCACCTTTATCTGCGTTATTCTCAAGACTCATCATTGTTCGATCTGTTACATCAAAACGGTAACCAAGACCTACGACGTTTTCAACCTTTGCATCAATAGCAGCATGGTTGGCAAAAGATGTATCATAAAAATTAGCAAGTTCGTACATATTGTAAGGTGGGGTAATTACATCAAACAAACCATAACCATTACGATAAACTAGTCCAGGATTAATAGCCTTAGAACCAGAATCCTTAATACCTTTTGGATCAGCATTTGCTGAATTTAAATATGAGTCACTTAGTAGATCAATGTTTCCATTAGTTGCAAGGTATCCTTCTTGTGTTACTGCTTTGTTTACTTGTCTTGTAACACGACGTTTAAAGTTATCTTCAAGTCCCCCAAGATTTTTTAATTCATCCCAGGACTTATTAAATGGATCGCTATTTTTAAATTGACTTTCTGGTTTTTCTGTAGTACCAAGTCTGGCTTCTAGGTAGTCACTGTTACTCATCAAATGCAGCCTTTCCTGCTTTATTGAGAGTCTGCTGCGCTGCATGCCATGCGCCTAGATCGTTCATAGATGGAATTAGGCCAGACTTCATACGATCCATTTGTTCTGAATGTTCTTCATCTGAAATACGAGTAAGGCCAGGAACAAATACTGCTTCTCCATCGCCTTCATCTCCATAGTGTTTTGCTGCTGCTTTAAGTTCTGCAATTTTGGCTACGTCATTACGCATTGCCTCAATATTGAGCACATTGCCTTCTCCGTCAGTAAACCATTTTCCAGTTGACTTTTTGTATACATATAGACCCCAGTTATACTTCTTTTCTATAACCTGTCTACGTACATTTTTGACAATTGGTTCGCCAGTTTCGGGGTTGATTAAAGAATCCATAACCATCAGTATACCATATTCCTAATAGACGAGTACTTAAATAACCAGTATTCTAGTACAATTTAATTTCACAGGCATCAGTTGAACAGTATTTTTCAGACTCAGCATCAAGATTATCCTTGCCATCATAGATAGCAGACCAGTCAATTTTGCCAATTGTTCCAACATATGCGTTGTATTCTTCACGAGTAATCTCACTGTAAGGCTGCTGTGGATAAGTTTTATTTCCCATTGGAAGGAATGAAACCGCTTTTAGCTGTCCCTCATACATATTAAGGGCTGGGGCAACAAACTTTTTTTCAGTCTCTTTATCAAACGACAGGGTTACAGAAACACCATTATCTGACCAGTACTTCTGGGCAGTTGCTGCCAAACCAATCTTTTCAAATAGGCTAACCTCCTTCTCTGAACGTTTGTGTCCAGATGCAACTGGGAAGTATACTACCTGTGTATTTGCTGAAACTAAGTCTGGTTCAATTTTATATCCCGCTGCTTTAAACAAATGAAGCATTGGATCTTGATCACCAAAACGAATGGCACGAAGATAAAATTCTCCACCAGGCCCCCAGTGAACTCCAGGGGTAGCACCAGAAAGAAGTGATACAGATCCTGATGGCTTTACTGTAGTTACACGAACTGATTCACGAACACAGAGCCATTCTGAATATGAATGGTCATATTTACGAATTGTGTTATATCCTTCGTCCATCCATTCACGAATAACTGGTAGACCGTGTTCGTCAGCAAATGCGGCAATTCCTGTAAGAGATGTACCGATACGACGATTGCGTTGCATAATACCGTTTGTTTGTTGCCAATGTGTTGGCATAAGAGTAACAGTCTTACCATACAAATATGCAAACTTTAATGTCTTTAAGAAATCTTCTTTAGACTCATGGCGATTGAGATGTACTTCTACAAGAGTACATAGTTCGTATGACTCAAGTGGTTGTTCTGCACATGGGTTAAATCCCATAATTCTAGAATCTTTGTAATCTGGTGCATCAGCAAGACGACCATAATTACGAGCAACATCAAGCCAGATAAAACCTGGTTCTCCATTGTCTGCAATTAAATCAACATAGTCTTCATACTTTGTTCCTACCTCAGCAGCAATAGAATTATTACTCATCCATGCCCACCCTGGCTTCTTAGGATCATATGAATTTCTTTCTGCAAATACCTCTGGATTTTTAAGATTAATAAAATCTTCATCCTGTGGAACGCCAAGTGCAAGGGTAGCGGAACGACGAACATTGCCTGAAACAACGCAGGTACCAATAAGATTTACAATATCCACAATTGCACGACTATCAAGTATTTCTCCTGCTCTAGAACCGATTACATTACGGATACGTGTATGGAGATCAATAAGTGGTGCTGGACCGCTGGCTACCCCACCAAAGCCTTTAATCGGTGCCCCTAGAGGACGGATGAGGTCATAGTTAAACTCTTGAATAGGCTGGTTTTGACGAAGGAACGAGTTGATCAAAAGACGAACTGATTCCACCCATCCTTCACGAGTATCTGGTATTTCATAAATAGATGCTGGTTCGGTTGGAGAATAGATAGGCATTTGCTTGTCTTGTCCAAGGGTATCAAAACCAACACCAATACCTAACATTAATGCATCCATTACCCAGGCAAATAATGCACCTGGATCATTACGATCAATATCACGAGTAGAAACCATTGCACAGTTTTGAAGGGAAGCAGAGTTACGCTTCTCCATAGTCATAGGAGTTCCGAATGCCCAGAGACCACGGCCTGGAGGAGTCCACTTTAATTCAAACATTCTTTGGAATGCTTCTTGGGCAGACTTCTGAGCCTTGTTATCATTCCATGGTAGGCGATTATCCTTAGCATGGTTTTTCTGTACTGAATACATACCCTCGATTACACGACGGCAAACCTCATGCCAGCGTTCCTTTGTCCCATCTTCCTTAACACGAGAATATGTACGAATAAATGTTACCTCTCCCAATGAGTTAGATCCTGCATCTGAGAATCCAAACGGTGCTGGAGTATTCTGATATTTGTTTACAAATTCTTCTGATAGACGAAAAGAAAATACGCTTTCTGACATTTATTGTGTACCTTTCAAAGTAAAATCAAATGAGTGCTTCGTAATTTTCGAAGCAGTCTTAAGTATATCATAACTTTGAAAAAGAAAATACGCTCAATTAAAGTATCTAAATCTTTAGTGCAGGGTTAGTACTTTTAAGATTGAAAAGTACCTTTAGTTTTAGTTAATTGAATTGTTATAAAATAATGCGGGTCGTACTGGTGTTTGATGATTGCTGTTGTGTGTTTCACAAACGGGGACGGTTTTAAATTCTGCTATATCCCAATATTTTGCAAAATCAGTACAGTGAATACAATAGATATTTTTTTTCCTTTTATCAAAGTCTTCTTTTTTATATTTTTTATTATTTATACTATCTTCTTCATGGATTTCAAAACCTTTAAGCATTAATGAATTAATCTCTGGAAAAGAGTTTATAGAATATGTATAGTCAACCATCCCCATTCCGTCGCAGGCTATGGCTGGGGCGGTTAGTTGATCAATTATCAAGTTAACATCTACTGTGCCAGTCGTGGTCATATTTAAATCAATTTTACAAGGAAAAACAGAGTCATCAAAAGATAAAACTAGGTTTCCAGTTTCAAATACAACAAAAATATTTTTTACTACTATGTCTGTGTTTTCTATACAATCGTCATGGTCTTTGCTATTATCAAAGTCATTATCAAGACAAGTTTTATTTATTGCTAAGCACGGGGCTTTATGTAACGAGCATAGGCCTTTGCTTATATTGCTATTTATACCTAAAATAAAAGAGCGCTCCCTTTCAGGAATGCTTTTATTTATATATGTTGCATAGGGGCCATACAGTATCTTCCCAAATTTTGTAACATGTTTAATATCTTTATCCATATCACAACTATGTTCTTCGGGATATGTAAATAATCCAGCTATTAGCTGAATACAATGTGTTATTGTCAAGATTGGTTCATATGCGAATCCTTGGATATTTATGCTCTTTATTGTTTTATTTGCATGAATTCTAGGATTTTTATCACCTGACATTAATTTAAGTAATGTCCTTCTTTTTGTTCCATTTTAACAGAACGCTCATTAGCAAATAATGGCAAAGACCACTTATCTAAGTGTTTAGATATTTCTGAATATTCTTCAGTTCCATAGTTATAGAAAGATCCTGGATTTTTTTCTGGCTTTAATGCAAAATTAGAGTAAGCATATCTTCTTCCTGAATTTACCTTGCGAACTCCGTGCATATGTTCTGCCAATGCACCATGGATAACCAGATCTCCTGGCTGAACTGCAATCTCTACATTTTGATTAGGATAATAAAGCTCTCCACCAGTAAAATCACCGAAATACACAATAACTCCATGTGATAGAACGCAGCAGGTTCCCCATACATCTGGAACAGTTAGCTCTTCTGTCATACCCTCTCCTGGGCTATCACAGTGAGGCTGCATCTCTACACCTTCGGCATAGTAAATCATATTTAGTAGTGGGTGTATAACTAAGTCTGGATTAATTAATTCTGATACCTTCTCCCATACTGGAAAAAGTTCTGGCATGAAATCTGTTGTTTCAAAATCAATCTCATCAAAGTAATGTGGCTTTACCTGTCTAGATGCTGTTATTGTGTTAATTTCATCAACTATTTCTTTGGGCAAGAAATTTTTATACCAAAAAATTCCATCTGCTACCTTGGTGATGTTTGGGTCTAGTTCAAATTTCATACGAATCTCCTATGCTCATAAATAACTTACTTTAACTATTTTACCACATCTTTGTACCAAAATCCAGGAGATATATACTTTATCCCAGACTTTACCATTAAAGATGCGTGATAATATGGGGGTGTAGATGGGAAAATCAAGATGCTTCCAGGATCTGGCTTTATCTTAACATCCTGATCCCTGAAATGAATGTCTCCTCCAGTATAACTGTCATTTAGATAGCAAACTACAGATATTACTGGAGATCTTTCATCACCATACGAGTCAACATGATATCCCATTTCTTTTCCCTCTGAATATTTACTTATTGATATTGGCATTAAAGATCCTATATCTATATTAAACATTTTTGAATAATCTAAGGATGTTTCTTTAATTGGGTTAATTATGGAATCAATAATAAATTTTATATCTAAAGAGGAAGTGTCATATTTGTTTAGAAAAGTACTCTTTTTTTTGCCAAAAGTATAAGAACTATCAGATACATCCCAGTCTTCCCATTTTGATAATGCAGAGTTTTCGTCAATCAAAGAATCTGTTTGTTCAATAATGTCTACTAAGGTTTTGGTATTTTTTATAACATTCTTATAATATACAATCTTGTCGTATTGTTCAAAATCTAACATTAAATAACGCCTTTTTCCCAGTTAGCAAACTGCTCTTCTTGATCTTTTCTTGTTTGCAGTAGTTCTTTTTCCCATGCATCTAGGGTATCTTGATCGTATTCAGCATCTTTATAATCCCAAAAAGATACCATTGTGTATCTGGTTCCAGACAATATTTCTGTAACTCCGTGAATATTCTCAACTCCTCCACAAAAAACATAGTACGAATTTTTATTAGGTTTAAAAGAAATATCGTGTTCAGGGAAATACAAATTTCCACCTTCATAATTATCATTTAAGTATAGAATACCAACGTACTTGTTGATTGCAAAAGCACTTGGAACACCATCTTTATCTGAATTGTCTGAGTGTGGGTTAGCGAATCCTCCTACATCCCATTTTTGAGCATGTGAAGTATTTGGTCTAACCTCTTCTTCAAAAACTATCTCAACTGCCTCTTTAAACTTATTTCTTAGTATTTCAAAAAATCGTTCTTGAAGTCCAAACTTGGCAAAGTTTTCATCTTCTGCTGGTAAGCCCATACCTTTTGAACCATAAAAAGCTATCGGACCCCACTGTTCTTCACAAAAGTTAAAATATTTTACCATGGATGCTGCGGTATCATCTGAAATAAAGTTTGGAATTTCTACAATCCTATTATAAGTAATACCAAGATTGCCTTTTGTATTTGGCTCATCTTTTAAGTAATTAAAATCTTTTCTATTTAAGTTTTCTATTATCATTGTTTAAACCCTTTTCCAATCTATCTCGAACAATCGTTTTTTCATATAGGTCGTTCCATTCTTTAGATCCATACTTTTGCTCCAATTCTAACCAATCTTCTGATGGCTCCCCTGGCAATAAATAAAAATATCTTATGAAGTATTTATCACTATTTTTAATTTCTGTAACTCCATGAAAATATACACCATCTTCTGATAAAAGTTTTGGGTGACCTGAGGGGAAAACAACAACATCTCCTGCAACTGGTACGTAGGTTTTTCTTTCTTCATTCTTCATTAACTTAAAAACAACATCTCCACCTGTATAATCATCATTTAGATACATTGTGCAAGTTAATGCAAATTTAGGCTTAGATGAATCAAACTCTGCCCACTGATAGTCTGTATGATAGGTCATTGTCAAATTGCCTGCAACGTCTTGTGGGTGCATAATAATATCTTGATCATATCTGCAGTAGGATGGTCCCATTTTTGTCCAATGGTCTTCTACCTTTATATTGTGTTCTTTTAAAAAATGACCTGTCGCAATTTCAAAAGCATCTAAAATTTGGTTTTTATAAAATTTTTCCTTTTGATATCTTTTATTATTTATTAAATCAGGATCATTTTCTGCTACCGATCCCGCATTCATGTAACTTCCAAAAGATCCCCACTTGTCCCAACCTTTAAATATAAAGCTAGAGGATGGATCTTTTTCTGAATCTTTTAATATATTTACAAGATTTTGTGGCTCAGTAATTAAATTTTTATAAACATAAATATTTTTATCAAATTTTTCATATACAAGATTATCTGACATTAGGCCCCCCTGTATGTTCTAATATTTCCCAAAAAAAAGGGCAAGTATATCTAATACCGCTTTTAACTTCAGTTACTCCATGAATATAATTTCTATCTCCTGGGAAAAAGTATGCTGCTCCCTTTTTAGGCTTAAACTGAACTTGCTGTAGTGGAAAGTATAGCTCTCCTCCCTCATAGTCATCATTTAAATAAAATAGACTAGATAAGTCATAGTTAGGAAAGCTATTTGGTTTTCCTGCATCTGGTCCGTCATGTAGTTCTTTATCCGCATGAGGATTTTGAAATTGTCCTGGAAGCCACCTGACTATAGTTTCGGATGTTGGAAAAACTTTTACATTGTAAAAATTTTCAATAATTGGTTTTAATCTTTCAAAAAGTCTAGCAATTACTTGACTGATCAATACATCATTTTGATCTAAAGATCTTCTAGTTGCAACTCTATCTTTCCAATAATCAGAATCATAGGTTACAGTCCCATTTTCATTTCTTTCAGTTTCTGTTTTGTCCCAAATTGTAATTGATTTTGCAGCTTTTTCTAAAAACTCCATCTCTTCTTCAGTCATAAAGTTTTCTAGTTCAACAATCATATCTTTGCTGTTTCCAAAAAACCCTGAAGGAGTAATAGATTTACCTGTACCTACTGACTGGTCTACATTAATATTTTTCATATTTATATTATATCATTCCTTTGGGTTTTTCTGTGACTCTGGCATATCTGGTGAGAGTGTTGTTCGGGTTCTAGAAAAATCATTAATTTTAAGCTTTATAGATTTAGCCTCATGTGCACCCATTTTAGTCCCATCATAGTCTACTGCATCTCTATAAAAATTAGTAAATCCGTCCTTGCTTTTTTCTGCCCATACTTTAGCCTTTTCTTCTCTATTTTTATAAAAATCATCTGAAAATATTTTATCTTCAATGACTAGCTCAGCCTCATTTAATTTTTTAATAGATACAGGAATAAACGTTGCTACTGGAGTTCCAGCAGGAATTCTGATTACGGAGTTTGCTCTTGTTATCATCCAAGCTACGGGGATTGCATCATTAAAAAATGATGTAGAAATTAAGCTAGTAAATGGGGTTGCTCCATCTATAAAATAATTAGGAGGAACAATTTGTAACATTGTTGTATTTTCATCTGTTTCAAAAAAAATTCCTGTGTAAAAGCTAATCGTTCCATTCCCTCTTGATGTAGTACATACATTTCCTGGATCTTTAATTATTTTTACATGGTAGTCTTGGGACTCAGAAATTCCATCCCAGACAAACTCTATATCATCCATGAAAGATATAGACCACCCAAGGGTATTCGCAAGAGTAACTGGAAAACACTTGTATGCGTGTGCCCCTCCAGTATTATCCATCCACTCCCTTTTTACATGAGTTTGCTCTATCTTTACCCTAACTGATGGATCTTTGTAAGCCTTTACTTGCATTACTCATTGTCCCATTTTGGATCATACATTTCTGGAGTATGAAATTTTTTACTATAATCAAGCATTGTAACTATTGAGTACTTATTCCCAGAATGTACAGGCATAGCTTGATGAGGATACATATAGTTTGATGGAAAAACAAATAGATCTCCCGCTTCTGGTTTAACTTTTAAATCTTGTAGCCTAAAGTAAAGCTCTCCACCTTCATAATCATCGTTAACATAGGCTACCAGTGAAACTGTACAGTTATAAGAAAACCCATGATCATGATGCTCCATAAAATGTTGCCCTGGACCATACTTTATAAAATTAAAAGCTTCCCAATATTTGAGATCCATAATATTGTGATCTTTGCGATAATCCTCTACTGCTTGAAATTGAACATCGTACAAATCTTGCCACAGAGATTGAAGCGCCAAAGACTTTTCGCTTGGGTCATGTGCTATATCTTCTTTCCTAAACTTAAAATCTTGACAATCTCTATATTCTGGCATAAGCTGTTGATATCCAACATATGCTGGTCTCCAGGTATAGGTTTCATTGCTATCAATTGCACTAATGTTAGACTCAAGCCTATTAATAACATCAAGTTCTTTTTTTATGACATTTTTATATAAAACAATGCCATTTCCCAAACTTTGTTTATCTGTCCAAGTTTTCATAGATTCCCCTTTTATTTGTAGTCTCTTTTAGACCAAACTTTGTTTTTGTATATTCCGCCGTCTGGTTTTCGATAAAATTGCATGTTCTCTACCATTTTACCATAAATTGTTTTTTCATCTTGAGTCTCTATTTCATGTTCCCAATTTTCTCTTCTAAATGGCAAAATTTGCATATATGGAGTTCCTTCAGGAATTGTTCCTTCCCATCCATCAACTATAAAAAATGGAAATGAGCCAGAGATATGGACCTTGTCGTTATCAACAATTCCTGTTGTATTCAAAAATGGCAAATCAAATCTATTCATTGGAGTCATGTATAAACAACTATACCCTTCTGGAACTTCCAAACCCCAGTCTGGAGACCAAGCAAAATGATCTTTGTAATAGCCTGATGGGTGTTGGAATTGTGGCATTGGTAGTCTTTTGGTGCAAAAATCTTGATGCTTTTCATCATGTACTTTTACATCAATTGTTCCGTTTCCATTTTTAAAAAATGTTAAGGCGGATGGAGTTTTTAATACATATCCAGTTATGAAAGAATCCATTAAGGATGGGCAGGCTTTCCATGTTGGTATCTTTCCATAATCATCCGTTGTGCCTTCTTTAGGAAAAGGACATACTTCTTTTGTAGCACTATAATATTCATTAGTATAAGGATTTTTTGCAAATCTGTCAGCATCTTTATACCAATCGGGGATTGTATCTTGTGTAGAAGATGGAGCTGAAACGCTTTCTTTAGTGAGCCACGGCCTATATGATTTAAAAATTATTTTATTTATATTTTTTAGGTTCATTATATAATTGTATCACACTAGGGGATGTTCCATTAATTTGTTTTGATAAGAAAGTATATCTTTTCTTGGTGGCATTGCTACGTGATCAAATGGTGAGCTTGATGTTTTAATATGATAATAATAATCTGGATCATATTTTAAATATTTTATATTTAGTTTAGTTAGGTCAAAAAAAATTTTTAATACCTTAATCGGAATATGCTCTTTTCCAGAAAGCAATCTTGCGGTGTAATCAGTTGCTTCTTTTGTGTGCTGCCAATAATGTTCTTTTCTTTCGTCTGCCCAGGGTCTATGCTCAAACCTTGTATAAGATCCATTTGATTGCCTATGGGAAGTATTATGAAAAACATCTCTTGCCCCAATACTATAAATGCTCCATCCTTTATAAAATGTATTAAGTGCCAAATCTATTTCTTCTGTATTAAAAGCAGATTTTTCATTAAAGCCTACCTGATCTACCCACGCCTTAGGCGCAAATAAAAAAGCACAGGTTGGCCAATAAGTTAAGGATACTTCTTCTAAACTCATTTCTCTATATTTTGGAAATAGGAATCCTGGAACTAAACTTTCATAGTTATTTGCTGTTTTAGATATCTTAGGCTCTATATTTATGTTTATCGAACCATCTTCTAAAATTTCATATGGTGGTGGAGCATAACAAAGTATAAAATTTGTATTTTTTATTTTTAATATTTTATTATAATCTGAAATTACTTTAGTATCCCATCCCAGTAATGCATGTGTGTGGGAGTCAAACTGAACTAAATAGTCATACTCTATTCCGGGCTTAGTTGCTAAATTTCTTGCCCAACATAAGCCACCCCTATAAATACTGGGATCAAAGTGTTTATACACCATCTGTCCCTCTGGAATAAAAGGAAAGTCATATTCTTTATAATCTTCTGAAACAAGAGAAAATATTAGGTTCTCTTTTTTTTCTGCTGTATCCCATAAAATTTTAACTGTGTTATAGAATTCTGGATCACAATAATTAACAATACTAATTAATATTTTTTTATTATTCATTTTTATAAAATATTATATC